CGTTATTCAAGGCCCTGGGGATGGAGAAGGACGTCCCCCAGGACGCGATGAAGGGCGTCGCCGATAAGTGGCAGAAGGCGGTCGACGCCCAGCAGAAGGCGACGGACCTCCAGGGCAAGGCCGCGCAGGACCTGTCGAAGGCCGCGGAGGCGCTCCAGGGCGCGGCGGGCAGGGGCGGTACGGGGAGGACTGGGGCCGCCGGCGAGGGCGACTACGGCGCGACCGGCGAGTACGGCGGCGTGGATACGGACCCGAGGAACAAGGCCGGCGTTGTCCGCGCCGCCGCCGAGAAGTACGGCATCGATCCTAACGTCGCGGTCGCGGTTGCCCGATCGGAGGGCCTCGGGACCTTCAAGGGCGACCACGGCACGTCGTTCGGCGCGATGCAGCTCCACGTCGGCGGCGGAGTGGGCGACCGTTTCCGCAAGGAGACCGGGCTAGACCCGAGCGATCCCGCGAACGAGGACGCGACCATCGATTACGCGATGAAGGTCGCGGCGCGGGAGGGCTGGGGGCAGTGGCACGGCGCCCAGCGAGTCGGCATCGGGAACTGGCAGGGGATCGGGACTGGGAAGGCTGGTGGCGCCGACACGTCGTTCGGCGCGGCGGGGGAGTACGGAGCTAATCAAAGCGCCACGCAGCTCAAGGCCTCGGTCGACAAGCTCGACTCGACGACGAAGAGCCAGACGACGACGCTGACCCGAGCGAACGACAACTCGCAGCAGCTGGCGAGCAAGATCACCGCGAACGACGCGAGCTTGGACCAGGACAAGCGGACGACCGATGAGCTCAAGGCGACGACGAGTGACGACAAGAACGCGACGACGGCGAATACCCAGGCGATCCAGGCGCTCACGCAGAAGATGGGGTCGGCGGGCACGGGCGGGCTCGCCTCACCGCCGGCCGGCCTGGGTGGCGGAAACGCGGGGAACGACTTCGGCGGGGGCGGCGCGCCCCTGGGGGTACCCGACCAGCCGGGGCTGAACGTCTCCCCGGGGACGGGCATCGCGTCGGCGACATCGAGCCTGTCCGGCGCGTTCGGAACCCTGACCTCCGTCGTTGGGATCGCCGCGTCGGCAACGTCGCTGTTCGGCGGCCAGATGTCGCAGACGATGAAGATGATAAGCGGGGGCATCGGGCTCATCTCGCAGGTCGCCGGGCTGCTCGGGGGAGGCGGCGGGGGCGGTGGACTGCTGAGTGGCCTGGGCGGGATCGGGAGCTTCTTCAGCGGGATCGGCGCGCTCTTCGCCCTGGAGGGTGGCGGGATCATCCCCTCGGCGGCCGGGGGCATGGTGGCCGGCGGTGGCACGCTCGCGGTCCTCCACCCGCGCGAGATGGTCCTCCCCTCGGCCATCTCCGGCGGCCTCCAGAGCATGATCGCGGCCGGCGGGGCGAACGACAACGGCGGGGCGACCGGCGGCGACACGCACAACTACGCCATCCACGTCCACGCGATCGACACGCGGTCCGGCGCCCAGTTCCTGATGTCCCACTCCGACGCCATCGCCGCCTCGCTCCACCGAGCGAAGCGCAACTTCAACGCGAGGGCGTAGGATAGATGAGCACCGACGTCTTCCCGGTCTTCAAGGGCCTGACGTTCTCGGTCGTCAAGACGCCGACGTGGGGCACCCGCATGCAGCGCGCGGTGTCCGGTCGCGAGCTTCGGGTGTCGGACTACGCCAACCCGATCTGGAACTTCACGCTGACCTACTCGGTCCTACACGACGCGACGTTCGGCACGACCTACGTCTCGCCCAACACGGAGCTCCGGACGCTGATGAACTTCGTCAACGTCCACCGGGGAGCGTGGGACACGTTCCTGTTCGACGACATTACCGACGACACGGTCGTCGGCGGGGCGATCGCCACGGCGGACGGCGTCAACTCGGGCTACGGGCTCGTCCGCGCGCTCATCCCCGGGGGGTTCAAGGAGCAGATGTTCGCGCCCCACACGGTCTCCGCGGTCTACCTCAACGGAACCCCGACGAGCGCCTACACGCTGGACTCGAACACCGGCGTGATCACCTTCACGTCGCCCCCCAGCGCGGGGGTCGCGATAACGGCGGACTTCACTTACTACTTCCGGGTGAGGTTCGCCGCCGACCGGCTGGACTTCGAGGAGTTTTACCATAATTTCTGGGAAGTCAAGCAGCTCAAGCTGGTATCGGTGGTCCTGTGAAGCCCGCCCTCGCCGCGGTCCGGACGCTGCTCGACGGGTGGAACCCGCGGTCTCAGATCCAGATCGTCGACCTCTACACGTTCACGCTGGTGACCGGGGAGGTCCTCCATTACTCGGGCTTCCAGACTGCGCTCCAGGCGCCCGCGCCGAGCACGACGACCCCGCTGATCTACTTCGCCCTCGGACCGATCTTCAACCGGACGAAGACGAAGACGATCATCGGGACCCAGGTGGATCAGATCGAGATCGACATCTACGCCGGGACGACCGATACGATCGGCACGCTGACCTGGCAGAACGCCTTTCACGCCGGGCTGTTCGACGGGGCATACTGCGAGGTCCTGCGCGGCTTCATCTCCGCCGGCACGGTCGTCGGCACGGTCACGTGGTTCTACGGCCGGACGTCGGACGTCGAGGTGGGGCGGACCCAGATCAAGCTGAAGGTCTCGTCGCTGCTCGACCTCCTGACGGTCCAGATGCCGCGGCGGCTGTACCAGGCGCAGTGCAACTTCGTCTTTGGGAACCCGATGTGCGGGTACGACCGCGTCAACGGCAAGAACGCCCTCGGGGTGAGCACGGGCATCGGGCAGCAATCGATCACGGCCCAGGCCGGATCGGACCAGAACTCGATCACGACGACGTTCGTCCCGTCGCCGTTGACGTGCTATAACCAGGGGACGATCACCGGGACCTCGGGGGCGAACAACGGCTACGCCCGGACGATCGGGAAGCTGGACTCGGGGGTCATCTATTTCCTGAAGCCGTGGTTCTTCCCGGTCACGGTCGGGGACGGGTTCAACCTGCTCCCGGGGTGCGACCTGACGCTGCCGACCTGTACTAACACGTTCCAGAACGACGAGCGGTACGGTGGCTTTCCGTACATTCCGCCGCCGGAAACGGCAATTTAAGGCAACGGTATATTAAATATTTACGTTAAACGCTAGAATGAGTATAGTGGCTCATCTTTTCAAAAAGGTGAGAATGATGAAACCTAAACAGATATACGGGTTAATTGATCCGCGCAATGATCAAATTAGATATATTGGTGCCAGTATAAATCCTGTAAAACGTATTGCTATCGGTGCTCAACATAATGCGGCCAAAATAGATTGGTTAAAAGTTCTAGCCATATTGGGATTAAAGCCGCGAATTGATATTATAGAAATTGTTGATGAGACATCTGACTGGGTAGAGCGTGAGAGATACTGGATCGCCTATTACCGAGAACAAGGTGAAGATCTGTTGAATCTTGCTGATGGAGGCCCTGGGCGTCCGGGGGTATCTACTTCAGACGAAACTCGTGCTAGAATGGTAATAGCTTGGGAAAGGCGTCGTAAGCGTGGAGAGCCCCAATTCACTCCAGAAGGACTTCAACGTTTAAGAGAAAAAGGGTATATAAATAGCCGTAAATTTTGGGATAATCCTACTCCGGAGGGATTGACGGCAATTCAGGAAGCTAATGCGCGCGGTTGGGAAAAGATTCCACCCGAAGAACGATCTCGCCGAGCTACGGAACAGAACGAACGCACTTGGAACGCTTATACCGAAGAGGAACGCGCGGAACGTGGTAGGGGAATCAGTAAAGGCCATATGTCTAGACCAGCGGCGGAACGCTCGGAAAGCGCGAGAGCCGGTGGATTTTCTTCACATAAAAAGGATCCAGAAGCGGCACGTAAACGCATCAAAGAATGGTGGGATAGCCTGACGCCAGAGCAGAGGTCTGAGGAAGGTAGAAAGCGTGCTGAAACTAGAAGAAAAAACCGCGACTAGTCGACTCCGCGCCGCCGTCCTCCGTGAGGCCGAGACGTGGCTGTCGACGCCATATCACCACATGGCCCGGGTCAAGGGCGCGGGGTGCGACTGCCTGACCTTCCTCGCCGAGGTCTACGCCGCCGCGGGCGTCATCGAGCCCGTGGGTAAGATCCCCTTTTACCGCCTGGACTTCATGCGCCACCAGGACGACGAGACCTACCTGAACGGCCTCCTCGCGCGCGGCCACGAGGTCGCCGCCCCGCTCCCGGCCGACGTGGTGCTGTACAAGTGGGGCCGGGTATTCTCCCACGGGGCGATCGTCGTCGACTGGCCCCGTCGGATCATCCACGCCTCGCCGAGCCACTCCGGGGTCATCTGGGCGCACGGCACGCAGGGGCGGCTCGCGGGCCACGAGATGCGGTTCGTCTCGCCGTTCGCCGACGAGGCGGCCTGAATGCCCTCCCTCTTCAAGCCCCTCAAGCCGTTCCTCCAGACGAACGCCTGGCAGCACCAGAACCTCAACTCGCTCCAGTACAACACGTCGATCGCCGGGTCGGTCATCCCGATTATCTACGGGAAGACGCGCCAGTCGATCAACCTCATCGGGTTCGGGAACTTCTCCGGCCCCCAGGGTAAGAAGGGAAAGGTCGGCCCGCTGCCGATCACCGGGACCAACCAGAACGCTAAGGGCGGTAAGGGCGGCGGCGGGAGCAAGAAGGGGGCGACGGGCAAGAAGAGTCAGGATTTCTCGATCGACGTGTCGATGGGAATCTGCCAGGGGCCGGCGAACATCGAGGCCAACAATTTCGTATGGGCGAGCGCCGGGGTCGCGTTCTTCCAGAGCGTTGGGCTGAACCTCTACACCGGGGCGGACGGTCAGGCCGCGGACCCGGTGATGGCCGGCCTGGGGCAGGTCGTCGGGTACTCGGGAACCCTCTACGTCACCGGGACCCCGATGGATCTGGGGTCGAGCCCGGTGCTCCCAAACTTGAGCTTTGAGGTTACGGGCTTCCTCAGCGGGACCGGCGGGACCCAGTACACGGTCGACGCCAACCCAGCGCAGGTCGTCGTGGACTTCCTCTCCAACGCGCGCTACGGGGCGGCCTTCCCCGCCGCGAACATCGCGGCGGACATCGGCACGGTCTACGGAGACTACTGCGTCGCGGCGCAGCTCCCGATATCGGTCTCGCTGAACGTCCAGAACATGGCCCACGAGTGGCTCGCGGGGCTCGCGAAGAACACGAACTCGGCGATCGTCTGGTCGGGGAAGATCCTGAAGATAATTCCCTACGGCGACCTCCAGTTGTCGGGCGGCGGCGTCACGTGGACCCCGAACATGGTGCCCGAGTACGACCTCGGCGACGACGACTACCTGCCGTGGTCTCCCCACCTGGACGTCGACGCGCCACAGGAGGGCCAGGAAGACCCGGTGTTGATAACCCGGTCCAACCCGGCAGACGCGATCAACTGGCTGACGATCGAGTACCTGGACCGGAACAACTTCTACAACGCGACGGTCCTGCCGGTCTTCGACCAGAACTCGATCGACGCCTACGGGATGCGCTCCGGCGAGAACCTCCAGGGCCACATGTTCTGCAACGCGGCGTCGGCCCAGATATCAGCTCAGCTCTGGCTCCAGCGGCTCCTCTATATCCGCAACACCTACAAGTGGCAGATGGGGTGGCAGTTCGCGCTCCTTGAGCCGATGGACATCGTCCTGCTGACCGACTCGCGGAGCGGCCTGAACCAGCAGGCCGTCCGGATTACCTCGATCGAGGAAAACGAGAACGGGGATTTGACCTTCGAGGGCGAGGAGATCGTCATCGGGACGGCGCTGCCGGCCCCGACGCCGGTTTCGCCGACGCTTGACACCGTTGCAAACAGCTTCTTTGATAATGCGATCAGCGGAAACAGTAACTTCTTCGGTGACCTCACACCGACCCCGCTCAGCACCACGAGCACCAACGAGATCATCATCGTCGCGGTATATAACCAAGAAGCGTCTGGAGCCGGCGCTTCCTCGACCGTGGCGTCGATAACGAGTACCCCGTCGGGCCTCGTCTTCTCGCGCATCGGCGGCGGAAATTTCCACGACGCGGCGGCGGGCGGCACGCCTTGGCAGAACTTGGAGTTTTGGGCAGCCTTCTCTTCCGGAATCCTGCTCAACGAGATCCTGACGATCACCTTCCACGCGGTTGCCAATACGGTCTGCTGGTGCGCGTTCGGGATCAAGGGCGCTAACATTTCTTCTCCGATGGACCCGAATGGCTCGCTCCCCGCGGTCACGACGAGCCTGGTGCCAGCTAACGTCACCGCGACGATCAGCACGACGGACCCGAATGACATCCTAATCTGGGCGGCGGGTGGTCAAGGCGCGGGCGCGAACGCGGGACCGCCGGCCGGCTTCTCGCAGATCGTGGATAATTTCGCTAACCCGTTCGGGGCGGCGCCGACGGCGATTTTGTCGGTGAGCTATCAGGTAGTGGCCGCGACGCAGACCGGCCTGGTCCTACACGCAACGACCGCGTTCCCCAGCGCCGCGGGCGTCTGCGTGGCAACCGCGCTCAGGGGGTACTGATGCCGCTTCCGCCCGTTGCCCCGAGCGGCGTGGGGACCGCGTTCCAGTATCCGACCCAGGCCACCACGGGCATCGGAATCATCCAGCAGCTCAACGCTCTCCCCGGGGACGTAAACCCTCCGATCTTCTTCGAACCGGGACCGCTGCTGACCAACGACCGCGCGCAGCTCTTCATAATCGTGACCGGCGCCGCGGTCGCCTGGGGCGGGTGCATCGTCAACCTGTCTCTGGATAACACGACGTTCGGGACCGTCGGGACCATCCTCCGGGGCGGCATCCAGGGGGTCACGACGGCGACCTTTCCGTCCCACGCTGACCCGGACACGGTCGACACGCTGTCCGTCGACATAACCATGAGCGGCGGGCAGATCATCGCGGGGACGGTCAGCGACGCCGACCACGGGGTCACGCTGCTGTACGTCGGTGGGGAGCTGGTGTGCTACACCGCCGCGACGCTGACGAGCGCGTTCAACTACGACCTGGACACGTACATCCGGCGTGGGTTCTACGGGTCGCCGATCGGGAGCCACGGCGCGGGATCGCAGTTCGCGTTCGTGAGCACGAGCACGTTCCAGGAGAACTTCCTGCCCCAGCTGATCGGGACCACGGTCTACTTCAAGTTTCAGTCCTTCAATAACCTCGGCGGCGCGATCCAGGACCTCGCCACCGTCACGTCCTACCCGTACACGCTACTCGGCACCGGATTCGTCCCGAAGCCGTGGTACCAGTCCGTGAGCGTCGGCGGCAAGTTTACCGACATTCCGATCGACACGTGGGACGGGAACTACGAGCTGTTCGATGTCGAGATGCCGGTGCCGGTCACGTTCCCGGCGGGCTTCGGGAGCAGCCCGGTTCCGGGGTGCGAGATCGCCCCGGCGGCGGACGTTCACCTGACGTTCCAGACCATTCATTCCGGGGCGCCGACGACCCGCGGTACGCTGGATATCCTCGCCGGGAACACCACGGGTGGCTTCACGGTTGCCTCGGGATTCACGGTGCCGGCCGGCGATCGGCTGCGCTGCTACGCCCCGGCGGCGGTAGATCAGACCATCGTCGGTCTGTTCGGAACGATCGTGGGGACCCGCTAAGATGCCCGCGCCGGTCATCTACTTCGCCGGGGGCGAGGACAGCGATTTTACGTCGACTGGCACCGTTTCGGTCGACACGACATCAAGTCACCGGCGCACGTCATACTGTCGCTGCTCGTTGAAGGCCAACAACGGTAGTAGTTATTGGAACACCGGCAGCGTTATGAGCGTCACTAGCGCGTGGTTCCACGCTCGGGTTTGGATGACATCGGACGCCACATACATAAACCCTACTCCGGCTGGCCTGACGGCTGCCGCAGCCATAAGGATTACGGACGGTGCGGGGATCGTAAGACTCGGGCTGATCCATAATCCAACGAATCACGGTGCCTTCGTCGCAGCGCCGAACACCGTTGCGAGTAATTGGATGGTGGTCAAATTTAACGCCGCGGGTACGGCCACGCAGATCGGTTCGGTGCTGAGTGGCACCTTCACCGGGTCGCCCGGGTCGCCCGACGCGCTGGATATTCAAATATCCAGTTATGGAGTTTCCGGTACGATTAACATCTATATAAACGGAACTCTCGTCTATAACTTCACCGGGGATGTACACACCGACAGCAACACGACGGTGAACGGCCTACGCCTAGCGGGCGTGATGGACTCGACCCAGAGTGATACGTATGCGCTCTACTACAGCGAGGTTATCGTCTCCGACAGCGACACCCGCGGCATGTCACTCGCGACGCTCACGCCCGCGGCAGACGGCAACACGGACAACTGGGACATCGGCGGGGTCACGAACATCAACGAGCTGGTCGAGGATGACACGACGCTCAACGCGTCGGGAACGCCGGGGCAGATCCAGCAGTACACGACCAACGCCCTGCCATCCGGTACCTTCGGCGTCGTCGCCGTGATGATATCGGGCCGGATGATGGCTGGCTCGTCGGGCGGCCCAACGAAGGTGGACTTCGGGGTCAGGACCGCGGGCGTGGACCACTGGTCGGCCGACGTCACGCTGCCTGGGTCTCTCGCGACGGTGCAGAACGTCTTCATGACCGACCCCGGTACGTCGGCCCCGTTCGATCCCACGGTCCTCGGGACCGGGTTCAACGTCGGCCTGAAGTCAGTCGCATAACGAGAGGAATCCCAAGATGGCTCGCGGCGTCTACAGCGTACAATTCAACAACGTGTCGGTCTCGGCGACGCAGGACTTCTTCCTGATCATCGCCGGGGCGACCCACAAGGCGATCATCCACGGGGCGCAGATCGGCTGCATAAGCACGGCGGTCCAGAACCTCCGGATCACCGGGAAGCGCCTTCCCGCGACCCTCACCAACGGCTCGGGCGGCACGACCCCGACGCCGCAGAAGACGGATCCTCAGGACGCGGCGGCGTCGATCACGGCTCACGCGAACGACACCACGCCGGCGACCACGTCGGGCACGGCGTCCACGATATTCGCCGACGTCCTGAACACGGTCAACGGCTACGTGTGGTTCCCGCCGCGGGAGGATCGACCCAAGATCGACCTGTCGGAGGGGTTCGTCCTCTCGCTGGATACCGCGCCCTCGGCCGCGATGGTCATGAATGGGACCATCTGGGTCGAGGAGATCTAGGCTCCAAGCCATGACCACGATCTTCGTTAGCGCGGTCGATGGGTCAAACGCCGATAATGGTACGACCTGGGCGCTTGCCAAGCAAACCGTGGCTGGCGCTCTTGCTATTGCAACATCGGGCGATGTCATCGTCGTAGATAATGCTGGAACATTTACGGCTAATGCGGCTCTAACCTGGACGGTTCCCGTAGGTAACATTGCAATAATTAGTGCTACGAGATCGGGCACGACGACATTTGTGCCCTCGGCAGGAGCCATTGAAGCACTCGGAGCAGCTTCTTTTACATTTCTTTTGGCTGCAACCAATGTCGCGTCGGTCTATGTATTTGGTATGACCATAAAAGGAGGAACAAACAATAGCACGAATTGCAGCATCGGTATTGATTTTACCGGCAATGCTACGATGGTGTGGGATATTGAATCTTGTACGTTTGATATACCATCGCCTGCTGCGTGTAATATAACGCTGGGTCGTGGAGCAAGCACAACTGCCGAGCCGTCTCTTCTTCGTATGACAAATTGTACGTATAACCGGACGGGTTCCAGTACGTCGCAATATATAATTGTGGGAAATATTGTAGCAGAAATCATAAACCCCACGTTTTCTTTTACAGGAGCTAGCAAACCAGCATTTCTTACCGGCACGTCATCATTAGTACGCGGGTCTTTGACAATTCGAGACGGCGACATTTCTGGGTATAATGTCTCTGGCGGTGCGTTAATTCAAGCAGCACAGATGACGCATTGTAACATATTGCTTGAAAATCTAAAGTTAAGTGCGACACCCACTATAATTAGCGGTACATGGGCGGTGGGGACCGGTGGTGTAACAATTAGAAACTGCGATAGTGGGAACACGACCTACGTTTTTGAGTTCATCAATGCCTATGGTACACTGACGGTTGATAATACTATCTATATTACTTCTGGTGGGGCAGTGTTTAATGGTAGTGGAGTTTCCTGGAAAATCGTCACCACGAGCCTGTGTAATGAATGGTATCCATTCGTCATACCGCTTTTATACGTTTGGGATACGACCCTGACGGCGCAGACCGTCTCGATAGAATTTATTCGCGACAACGCAACTGCCCTGACCGATCGGGACATATGGTCTGACCTCGACAGCGCGGCATCGGTGAGCTTCCCGAACTACGCCTACCAGACCAATCGCAACGCCCAGCCCTTCACGGGGACTCCGGCCAACCAGCCGACCTCAACGGCAGCGTGGACCGGAACGGGCGGGTTCGCCAACCCGACGAAGCAGAAGCTCCAAAATACCTTCACTGCGGCGGCGACCGGGCTTCTTCAGTCCCGCGTCTACGTCGGAAAGGCCAGCGAGACGCTCTATCTGGACCCATTTCTCGGTGGGGTAGGTTAGTTTGGCGCGCACCATCTGGACCCGTTCCGGAGCCATTCAGCAGCCGCCCTACACCGTATGGACCACAGTAGCGGCGATCGACGCCGTCGCTGCCACACCACCCCCGCCGTCCGGAGTCGTCACCAGCCGCCGGATTCGGCTGGCGGAAGAGGACGCCGACGACGAGATATGGCGCCCGATCCGGTCGACCACGGCGGACTCGGTCGTCCCGCCCGAGCCGGTCGTCCCGGCGCCGCCGCGCCTCTGGCGCCAGCTGTGGCACCTGGACGAACCGGAGCCGTGGCGCCCGCGTCGGTTCGCGCTCGGGTCGGTTCCCACGACCGACGAGATCGTAACCAAGCTCTCCGGCTACGCGGTCCTAAACGCCTCCCCGGGCGAGACGTCCGTGGTCGTGACCAAGCTCAACGTTTACGTTATAGCACAGAACGCGCTGCTGAGGCCGTACCTCAGCATAAACCTTTGATGAGAGGAAGAACATGAGTACCTACCGGGGTGTCGACGACTGCACGGACATTATCCTGGACTTCATCGCCGGCGGCGTGCCGGGGAACCCGAGCGGGGAGAGCGACGGAAACTACAACGCGGTCATCGGCGACGCGGGGGCGAGCGACGACCTGGGCGCGAAGACGATCACCGACATCTACGCGCTCATGGACGCGCGCCTCGCCGCCGGGATGCCGTCCACGGCGATCGGGCGCTACCAGATCATCCGCGCGACGCTCAAGGCGTCGCTCGCGGCGCTCAGCCTGGGCGACGACGTGAAGTTCACCCCCGAGCTCCAGGACCACCTCGCGGTGAAACTGATGGTAGGGCGCGGGTACTCGAGCTGGTTCAAGGACGCGATCACCGACGAGGAGTTCGCCCACGGGCTGAGCTTGGAGTGGGCGTCGCTGCCGGACCCGGGCAACGGAGGGAAGAGCCACTACGACGGGGTGGGACCGAACCACGCGAGCACGTCGCTGGCGGTGGTCTACGCGATGCTCGGCAAGGCCCGGGCCGCCCGGGCGGCGCCCGCGGCTCCCGCACTCCCGGCAGCGCCTACCGTACCCGATACCTCGCCCGCCAAGCCTTCCGTCCCGGCCAAGGGCGCCGTCGGTACCGCCGACGTCCTCGACGCGAGCGTCCGGCTCATGCAGACCGTGATGACGGTCGCCGGGTATTACGTCGGCCCGACCGACGGACGACCGAGCGCGGCGCTGGCCGCGGCGCTGGACAAGTACGGCGCGTGGCTAGGAGGCGCGAAATGACCGCCCCCGCCGAGATCCCCCCGATGCCCCTGGTCCCCCCGCTGCCAGAGGTCGTGATTCCGCCCTCGCCGTCCTACGCCCAGGCGGTCATAGAGCGGGCGCCGTGGTGGATGCTGCCGACCCTCGGGACGTTCGTCCTGCTGATCTTCGCCGGAGCCCTGACCGCGTCCTGCTTCATGGACAACGACACGCTCCGGACCCAGATGTTCGCCATCGCGGGGGCGGGCTTCACGACCGCGCTGGGCTTTTTCTTCGGGTCGAGCGCAGGGAGCCAGAAGAAGGACGACACGAACGCCACCCTGACGGCCGCGCTCGCGGTCAGTGGGCCGAATGGAACCGCAAACAACCCGCCGGCTGTCCGCTAGGGGGCGCCTCCTGGTCGGGGGCTCCGTCGTGCTGATGGCCTTTCTAGCGACGTGCTCGCTAATCTTCTCTGGAGGATGGATGCAATGAAGAAGTTACTCGCCGCGGCCACCCTGGTCGTCCTGACCGGCTGCGTCTCGGCGCCGTCGAACCTGGCCCGGCTCCAAGCCGAGTGCGCCGTGGCGCCGCTGGCCGAGATTGGAGCCTCATTCATCCCCGTGCCCGGCGCGGGCGGGGTGGCCAACCTGACGATCGGCGCGGTGTGCGCCAACACCGCGCTCGTCGCCAACAGCGAGGCGGCGGTCGCGGCGGCCATTCAGGCCATCGCTCAGCGGAAGGCCGCTCCGTGAGGGCCAGGGGTGTCCTCGCGCTTCTGGCATTGCTTACGGCAGGCGCCGACTTCCCCGACCAGGGCCTTACCCCCGGCGCGGTCGCGACGACCGACGTGCGCGAGGTCTGCGGCTACGTCGACGGATCGTCGTACTCGCACCGCCACCGCGCGACGACGTGGAAGGTGAGGCGGGAGATCCTCCGCGAGTACGGCGTCCCGCGGCCGTTCTACGGCGAGATCGACCACCGCGTGCCGCTCTGCCTCGGTGGGGCTGACGCCCCACCGAACCTGTGGCCCCAGGATGACTTCCGCGAGAAGGACCGGCTCGAGGCCGAGACGTGCCACGCCGTCTGCCGCCACGTAGACCCGATGCCGTTGGACGAGGCTCAGGGGATCTTCCTGGGCGACTGGAGAGACAGGTTGCGAAGAACTCGCTAGGGCTGCTCGGAAGTAGAAAACGCCGCCAGCATCGTCCGCTGGCGGCATTTTTCGTTTAGCCCGGCAGCGCCTCGAACTCGTGGACCCAGCGGATCACCTGTTCCGAGAACCCGTCCAGGTGGGTCCACCGCTCCCCGTAGCCGACGCCGTTCTGGTAGGCCGCGACGTTGATCAGGTACGCGCGGGCGGCGCGGGGCGGCGGCACGTGGTCGCGCGACTGCTCGTCGGTGATCACGATCAGCCGGTCCATATCGAGGTTCGCGAGGCTGCCCACCGCCGAGCCCAGCTGGGTTCCCTGGTGGGGCTGGCTGTCGATGATCTGGCGGATGCCGGATAGCCCCTGAGGAACCTCGTTGTTGAGCGCGACCAGGTGGTTCGAGAACGTATAGACGCGCACGTCGCCGTGGATCATAACCGCGAGCGCCGCTGCCGCGTCGATGCGGGAGAGGTCCGACTTGGCGGAGATCTTAGCGTCCATGGAGCCGGAGACGTCGACCAGCACGACCGTCCGGCCCGGTAGGACCGGGAGCTCGGCCACGGCGGCCCTCATGGCCGGGTCGAGGAACGGTACCATCTCCGGGCACGCCCGCGCCGCCGCGACGTAGCGGAACGGCAGCACGCGGCGCGCCCCCTTGCGGGCGAGGATCGCGGACGAGACGAGGCTCGGGTCGACCCCGGCCTCGGTCATGTTCCGCAGGTTGCGCAGCAGCGCCAGATAGCCCAGCTTGCCGTCGCGCAGCTGACCCTCGAAGACGTCCTTCTTGTGCTGCTCCTTGGTGACGCCCTCGGCGGGGCCGGCGGACAGCCCCACCTCCCACGTGTCGGCGGACTTCACCTCGCCGGCGACGAGCTGTTTCCACAGCGCGGCCTGCTCGGCGTCCCTCGGCTTGGGGTGGACGAGGAACATCACGTCGCGGCCCTTGATCGGCTGGCCGGCCTCGCCGGAGGGCGAGAAATACTTCGCCAGCGCGTAGCGGTCGAACTTACCGAACGCCGCGGCCAGGCCCTTCTTGACCTGGGCTGACAGCTTCTTCTTGAGCGCCTTCGGCTCCACGCCGTTGGCCCGCGCGTAGACCGCGAGGAACTCGCTCAGCTCGTCGGCGCGTTGGATAGTTTGGGAGATCGTATCGCTTACGATACGAGTTCCCGAACCGGTGCGCGCGAGGACGGCGCACAGCAGCAGCGGCACGTGCCGCAGGTTGAGGTGCGACCGCGCGTCGATCGCCAGCTGGGCGAGGACGGTCGGGGCCACCTGCCCGGCGAGGTCGGTGATCCGCGCCGCGATGTCCTGGCCGGACTCGTAGAAGGTGTCCTCCCACAGGAGGCACGCGCAGACCGAGCGGCGCAGCGCCATTTCGGGCGAGATGAGCGCGGCCGGCGCGCCCTCGTGGGTGCGTAGCGTGTTGCTGGGCTCGAAGACGCGCGGCGGGGTTCCGCCCTGTGGCGGCAGCGCCGGCTTACGGGAGTTGAGTGCGGCCATTGAGATCATCCTCCTGGGGTGATCGACCGCTGGGAGAGGCACCGGGGGAACGGGCGGTAACGGGTTGTGTGGACCCCCTTGCGGGGGCACGCCGGGATTTGAACCCGGACCCACGGCTTGATGGGCCGTTGCTCTACCAAAGAGCTTCGATGCAACCGTAACCTACGCCACCCGGCGTCTATCCAGCGATCGAGGAACAAGCGGAAGCGGTACACCCACCGAGGTGGGTTCTGGGTTCGAACCAGATAGGATGCCCGAGGGCATCTTTTCACCGAAGTACCCGCGTCCTACGCCATCGACCTAAAACTCTGCGCTCGGGAACAGGCGGGATCGAGAGCGGGGCCGAAGCCCCAGGCGCTGTTCAAGTGCGATGAACTCGATCCCTACGCCACGAGCACGGGGGGTTTATACTCTCCTTCGGCGGATAAGTAAACCTAAAAAGCGCCCACTGAGTCACTTTTTACGCCAACTCCACGTTATGATACAACCATGAGCCAAAATCTTCCCGCACGTCGTTCGCGAGGAACTCCAGGCCCGCGCGCAGCAGCTCCGCCGGGGTTGGTGCCCGCGGCGGCTTGAGCGGCCGGAGGCCCGACGCGCGCCGGGCCGAGTACCGCGGAAGGCTGTCCCGCTTGCGCTTGTTGCACTCGACGCACGCCGACACGATGTTGTCCCACCGCGTCTCGCCACCGCGCGAGCGCGGTACGACGTGGTCGTACGTCAGCTCGGCTTCGTCGAATCGCTCCCCGCAGTACTGGCACCTATACCGGTCGCGCAGGAGGATCGAGCGCCGGCAGAACTTCGGCTCGGCGTCGACGCAGGCGTATGCACGTAGCATCATCACTTTCGGCACGGCGATGGTCGTGCTCGGTGAGCGAAAGAACGCGCCGGGCCACTCCTCGACCACGATCGCCTTGTCCAGCCACGCGGCCGTGACGGCGTCGGCGGCCGAGATTAGGTTCAGCGGCCACGTGGATAGCGGACGGCCGTCGGCATTGAGCACCAGGGTGCGCAGCGTCGTCGGGTGGCGCAGCGAACTTCGCTCTTTGCTCTTAGCCCACGTGTGGATCATGATGGTGCTCCTGGAGAGAATCGAACTCGTCGTCTACCGCTTACGAGGCGGTTGTCCTGCCACTGAACGACAAGAGCGTTGGTGCCCCGAGAGGGACTCGAACCCCCGACTCCCCGGTTAAAGGCCGGGAACTCTGCCGCTGAGTTACCGAGGCGGTGGTGCGCAGTCTCGGATTCGAACCGAGAGGACCCGGTTTTTGAAACCAGGATGTCTACCAGTTGCATCAACTGCGCCCTGGTGCGCACCGGGAGATTCGAACTCCCACTGGGCCGGGCTTAAACCGGCTGCCTCTACCAGTTGGGCTACGTGCGCGGTGGTGGTCTCGCCGGGAGTCGAACCCGGATCTTAGGTTTCGGAGACCTACGCTCGGTCCATCGAGCTGCGAGACTTAAGTTGTAAGCCAAGCTTAGTGAGTCTGCCTAATGCCCCTTTACGGCCGCCTATTTTTAACCGTTCAAACGCTTCTGAACTAATATTCAGAGTTCCCCAAGTATCAGTCTGAGAATGACAGTTTGGGCAAAGACCTTGAAGATTTTCACGCGAATTATCGTTTTTATTTCCGTTCAAGTGATCAAGTTCTAACCTAATAGGACGACCATTCCACTCAGTTATACCACAAATTAAGCACGCATTTGATTGTTCTTCAAATACACGCTTTCTCCGTTTAGTTCTACCTAGCATTTCAAATGTACGTGGCAGCGTTATACGTTTTATTTTTCTAATCCTACGCGGGTTATTAAATTTAGCCGAACAAGATTGGCCGCAAAATTTGCCATTTCGATTTTTATAAGGTAATTCTTTACCGCAGTTTTGGCATATTTTCATATATACCTCTCGATAAAGATGGAACCCCGCCCGAGGATCGAACTCGGCGCTGCTGGCTTAGAAGGCCTGCGTGCGTCCCAGCGCGCGGGGTATTGGCGCCCCCTGAGAGAGTCGAACTCCCCTTCCCGGGTTCGTAGCCCAGGTGCCGGGTCCGCCGGAGAGGGCTGGTCGAGCGGACGGGATTTGAACCCGCGTTGGACAGATTGAAAATCTGTGGTCCTACCTTAGACGACCGCTCGGTTTACCAGTAGTAGATGTGCGGCTTCTTCTCGACCGGCCAGACGATTCCCTCCGGGTCGCGCCCCTGCATCACCAGGACGACCGCGGCGCGGGTCCGGCGACGACGCGGCCGGGTGTGAAACGTGATGTCCCAGGCCCGCGGCCACTGGGAGAGCCAGTGGTAGCGGTCCCAGTCCGGCTGGCGCCGACGATGCTTGTCGCGTCCGCGGCAGTGGCGGGTCGTCCGCGGGTATCCGCGTTTGTAGTTCGCCATGAGTAGCCTCCTGTGGGTAAGCTATGACATGACGAACCTCCTTTCATGGACGCGGGGCGACCCGAGGCGTTACCCAGAGCCGAGTCACCAAAAGTAACGAGCCGCCCGTCGGCGACGGCTCCGGGGCTCTGTCCGCTTGTTGGTGGGTCCCCGAGGAATCGAACCCCGATCTGGAGTGTGTAGGACTCCGGCCCTGCCATTAGACGAGGGACCCTGTATGGCGCCGACGCGGGGACTCGAACCCCGGCTCCCTCGCTTAGGAGGCGTGGGCGCGATCCGTCGCCGTCGGCGGTATTGGTCGGAGTGAGAGGATTCGAACCTCTGGCAACCCGCTTCCAGGGCGGGGACTCTGGCCTGACTGAGCTACACTCCGTAATGGCGCGCCCGACCGGGATCAAACCGGCCTGACCCGGTAGACAGCCGGGTGTCCTCTTCAGATGACTACGGGCGCTTTGATGGTGCGCGCGGAGGGACTCGAACCCCCGTCCTACTGGTTAAGGGCCAGCAGCTCTGCCGCTGAGCTACGCACGCGTGAAACTGGTACCCCCACCCTGTACTGACCAGGGATTTCGCGGTTATCGGCCGCGCTCTCTACCATTGAGATATAGGGGCGTTGGTGGGGAAAGGCTGAGTCGAACAGCGCGCCCGTAGGCGACCGGGTTACAGCCGGCTTACCGCGTCCCGCGGCTGACACTTCCCCGTGGTGCCGTCGGCGGGGATCGAACCCGCAGCCTCCCGCTTACCAAGCGGATGCACGCCCATCGTGCTGCGACGGCTTGGCGGACAGCCTCGGGCATGATCCGAATCCCCTCTCGGGGACACACCGCTTAGCAGGCGGGTCCGGCAACCGTACCGGCTGTGCTGTCCTAATTGGCGGGCGACCGAGGTCCTGATCCCCATGCCCCGGAGGGCACCACCGGTGTTCGAAGCCGGGCCGCGCGCTCGCGCGGTTGATCGCCCTTATGGAGGAAGGCGGGTGGTGTCGATCCCCACCCCTTTGCGGGGCCACCGGGTTTCAAAGCCGGGCCGCGAGCCGTCGCGGTTCACCTTCCGTAAACCTTCTTCCCCTGGCTAGGATTATGAGTCCGCGCGCCAGCGCACCAAGCAGGTTTAGAGCCCACCAGCACTCGGGGCTGACTAGGCCCCTATGGGGAGTTGGGGTGGGACCCTCTGCCCAGTAGTCAGCCGGGCCGCTTTCCCACCGTGCCTCTGGAGGATGCCGTCGCTGCCGACGCGAACGCCCTCCCGGGCGCCAACCGGCTTCCGACCGGTGCCGGGGGCCGCCCCGGTTCAGCATCCATTAACTGGTGCGCAGGGAGGGAGTCGAACCCTCAAAACTCCACGGTCTGAACGTGGCGACTTTACCGTTTGCCCACCTGCGCGGTGGCTTGGTACGCGCGGGGCGACTCGAACGCCCACTTGCGAGGCCCTCGACCTCGTGCCTCTACCGTTGGGCTACGCGCGCATAATTGGTCGTCCCAGGGGGAATCGAACCCACCTCCTCCGCCTTGAGAGGGCGGCGTCCTAGGCCGGTAGACGATGGGACGTGGAAGGCCTCCAGGGATTCGAACCCCGATACACGGCATCAAAAACCGTGGGCTTGCCGTTAGCCGAGAGGCCCGTCGTCGCTGGTAGGGGATGCGGGAATCGAACCCACGTCCTCCGGGTCAGAGCCGGATGCACTGGCCGCTGTGCTAATCCCCATCAATTCGTTGCGCTGCTCCTCGGCCAGGGCCAGGAGGCGCTCGATCTCGTCCCGCGTCATCGCGCCCTCCTCTCAAGATCGTGTTGAACCGGCACGGGCCTCCGGAGGCCGGGCATCGGAGCTCGTGGAGCTCCGGGTCGTAGGTCGCGCATGGCGTTAGGAGGTCCGACGGCATATCGCTTACCTCCGAATTGGTGCCCACGGTCACGATTCGAACGGACGACTTCCGGCTTACAAAACCGGCGCTCTGCCGACTGAGCTACGCGGGCGAATAAGCATACGCGGGCTACGCGATGGGACTTTCATGCGTCGTGTAATTCCAAGCGGATTAGATGGTACTCTTAGGCCGCCCTCGTGCCCCGCAGTCTCCGCTCACCGGGGTACCGCCCGTACGGACAACCGCTTCCCTGTACACGCTCAGGGCGTAGCCCACGTATGCTTACTGGGGTGAGGTGCGGGTGCTGGCCCCGCTGCTTCGCCTTCACAGGGCGACGTGTCCTCTGGTTCACTAACCTCACCATGGAGCCACGCTGGCGAATCGAACGCCTTGTCCCGGGTTGCAACCGAGCGCCTCTCCATTTGGCTTGCGCGGCTTGGCACCGGCGGAGCGGAATTGAACCCTCCTGCAGGGGTTTGGAGTCCCTGATGTTCACCAGAACGCGCCGGTAATTGGCTCCCATCCCAGGTACCGCCCCTGGCCGCATCGGATTAACAGTCCGCGCCGTTCGCTTGCTCGGTCGATGGGAATGAAACTGTTGAGTGAGAATTTTACATAGCCCCCACTCACGGCTCTCATCGCGACGCTTCAACCCAAGCTATCCTAGGTCCGGGGTGTATACGAGTCGCGAAACTGGAGCGGACGGCGGGAATCGAACCCGCTACCGGGTGCTTGGAAGGCACCGACTCTGCCAATGAGTTACGCCCGCGTGGTGCCGAGACCTGGGATCGCACCAGGATGTCGCCGCCTTCAACGGCGCGCGAGGACTACCTTTGCTATCTCGGCGAAATTGGAGGCAGGGAGCGGATTCGAACCGCTGACCTCGAGGTTATGGGCCTCGCGCGCTGCCAGGCTGCGCCACCCTGCGTCAAAATCTGGTCCCGGTGGGTGGAGTCGAACCAACCGACCTAGCCGTTATGAGCGGCCCGATCTTCCGCTGATCTACACCGGGGTGGAGCGGCCATGGGAAATCGAATCCCACCCTTCTCGTTGGCAACGAGATGCTCGACCTCCGAGCTGTGGCCGCAATTTGGTGGAGAACGAGGGAATCGAACCCTCATGACGCGATCTTGCAAGGATCGCCGCCGCCCCAGCAGCCGTTCCCCGTGTTGACTTACGCCTACTGTCAGGTGAATGGCTGTACCTGGCGCATTCTTAGCCGCAGGATTCGCGTGGGTCATCACTTGCTCACCTGCAGTTACGCCGACAGTAGGCGTAAGTCAACTACATCAAAAAGACGCTGCGGCCGGCTGTACGGCTCCTGCCTGGGGGTTTCCACCCAAGCTCCCGGTACCGGGGTCTACCCCCTAAGAATCAAAATCCCCGCCAAACTCTCGTCGGGCGGGGTTCCAAACTCGCTGGTGCCGGGTTGAACTTACCCGGCCGGAACCTCCGCACAGCCCCGCTGATTCCGGGGCGATTGCCCCGACGCGGCGGCCGTCGGCTCTTTGTGTGTGGTCGTTAACCAGCTCATGGCGGGGTTATAACGTACCCCGGCGTTGAAGTAAACCCAAAAATTACGTCGACGACGCTTTTTCTTCCCCCGTCGCCCAGGTCGCCAGCTCGTCGGCCCTCCTCATCCGTTCCTCCCAGTCCCAGGGGTCAACGAGCCTCTCAATAGGGTCCGTCGCGTTGGGATTGCGCCTTCCCCATCCCGAGATGGCCTTCCAGGCCTCCAGTCGTAGCGTCGCCATTTCGTAGTCGGTCATCTATCATCCTTTACCGTGGTTAGCTTGAACTCCGCGACGCCGTACAGCTCGCGGAGCTGCCTGAGGGACTTCTGGTCCCTCGCGCGGCACTCGTCGTCCTTCGTCCGCGGCTTGTCCTTCCCCTGGTTCCGCGTCCACAGGTCTGCGTAATCTAGCGAGACGACCTTGGCGTACTGCGCGCGGTAGCCCGTCTCGTGCTCGACCACCTCTCCCCACAGCGCGACGCGGCCGACGACGCCCAGTCGAGCGAGCCGCAGGTACTCCAGCGCCGCGCGCTTGGTCTTCCACGCGTGCACCCCGATGGTGTCGTGGTCCCCCGGCTCGCCGGTCATCGGCTCGCCCGGCGGCCAGATGGGCCGATGACCGTCCGCGTTCTTGCGGACACTCGTCAGGAACTCGCCGCCCTCTTCGAACCAATACCAGTGCCGCCAGGCGATGATCTCCCCGGTCTCTAGGCCGGAACTGGGGAGGGCACGGGC